AAAAAAAAAAAAAAAATTTATGAAATTTTCGGGTCAATGCATTTTTCGGGGCGGCCCTGAAAAATTGATTTTGGGCTTTTGGATCCGCATCCTCATATTTTCGGATGAGCCAAGACCCTACAACTACTCCTGTTCCTGAGACAAAAAATGGAAACGCTGTGCATTGGTATGTTATATTAATTTTTTGAAGATGTGTTGTGAGGGTTTTTGGAACCACTTCCCGGGGGGTGTGGATTCAGAAGCCCAAAATGGATTTGACAGCACGTGCGTTTTGGACTTAGAAAAATTTTCTGATTTTTTAGGTGTATTACAATCAACAACTACACCGAGGTGGATGAAGCTCGCTTTGTTAGCAATCGTGATTCTCTTGCTTACTACATCTTTGGTCGTGAAGTTGGTGAAAGTGGCACGCCCCATTTACAATGTTACGTAGCGCTCCTCAAGAAGAAGAAGTTCTCGGCCTTAAAGAAATTGTTCCCAAATGGACATCTTACTGTTTGTAGAGGCACCCCACAGCAAAATTATGATTATTGTTCAAAAGATGGGAATTTTGTTACCTGGGGTGTTTTGCCTGTCGCTAGTACCGTAAAGGCTACCGCTGCTGCCGCAGATCGATGGAAGGAGATCAAGGAACTTGCCATTGCTGGAGACTTAGATGCTATAGAGCCGGAGATTTTCATCAAAAATTATACAACCTTGAAGAGAATTAGAAGTGATCATCGTATGAAGAGGCGTCCCGCGACTTTAGATTGGTCCGATGGTAATTCTCCAAATATCTGGTATTATGGCAAGCCTGGTGTTGGAAAATCTCGAAGAGCTAGATTAGAGTTCCCTGATGCTTATATTAAAGCTCCACAAAACAAATGGTGGGGTGGCTATGACGACGAGCAAGATGTTATTATCGATGACCTTCGTCTCGATCAGGATTATCAGCTTTCAAACTTAGTCACCTGGGCTGATAGGTACCCGTTTCAAGCTGAGATTAAGTCCGATTCTACAGGGATGATTCGTCCACAACGTATCATTGTCACGTCCAACTTCAAGCCTGAGGAAATATGGAAGAATTCGAATGATGTTGACTCCGTGAATAGACGATTCAAGATTGTCCATATTGAGAAGCTGGAAGACTTTGATACTCGTGTATCAAAGAAGCGAAAGGTTGTTGAAGTAATCCCTGATACTCCACAAACGCCAAAATATCGTCAAATGCCGTCCGGGCGTCTGGTCCCCTTCGTTGATAGACAGCCTAAGATCGATTGTGTTCTCGACTTTTCGGCTGACCTACCTGAGTTCGACATGGTAATTGAAGAACCTGCTACTGCCCCTACCACTCAAGATTCTTCTGTCATCGATCTTACTGCCGTCGACGATGCCATCGCAGAGGTGTCCTCTGCTCTTGTCCCTCAATACAAGGTCTGTGAGAAGTGTCATGAGAGAGTGATTGAGTGTGTCTGCGATATGAACTGTGGCCAGTTATATTAATTTATTTTTGTTTGTTACAAGAAATAAATATTTTGTTTTACGCGAATTGTGGATCCACGACTGTCACATATATGCGACAGTTCATTGTTAAACCGGGTGGCAGTCCAGTAGTCGTCCCATCGCCGCATATCATACCACAACTACTATTCCCGGGGACTTGTATAACTCCGAAATATTGGGCGTGGGCCGATAGGTTTGTTCCACTGAATGGAGAAACTTGTTGAACTATTTTCGTGGCTCCGCCAGTAAGGGTCCATGAATTGGGAGTATTGGCACTCGCGGCCCAGTAAGCTCCGGTTCCTGCGCTTGCAATCCATGTAAACATAACTAGATAGCGAACAGGCCTGGCATTTGTTGGAAATGTAAGTATCGCTATTTCTCCATCAGCATCTGGTGTAAGGCTCATGTTAAGGGTGCTTTGTGCATAAGTCTGTACGGTTCGTACATCTCCAAGTGGAGTGAATCCGGCACCTTGAACAAAAGGGTCTGTAAGGGCACGCCACATAGGAATTGTCTCGCCAAGTCCGCTCCATAACTTTGGTTTTAATAACCTAACCTGGTAGGTTATGTGTAGCTCGCCAATTGTAACTCCGGAACCTTGAAAGCCTTGCGTGGCAATTGCGAATCGTCCCAGGTGATAGAGACGGGGGTCTGTGCCTGTTGGGACAGCGCCTGGGGACGTGTAAAGGATGTTTACAGCGGTTTGCCTTGGATCACATTCTATCATGTGCACTGCTCCTTCAGAAGGTTTCACTGAAGAGGAGAACTCATAGTTGAGCATTTCGGCTTTGGATCCGAAAAGAGCGTCTGCGACGTCGTATTGAGTTGCCATGATAACTGTTCCTAACTGCAAGTTATTTGTTGTGTTGGTGACCATGTCAGCGGCCGTGGTCCGGAACCCAAATAACATCCCTTCAATTTCGTACTGTTCGAAATTTGCGGCTAACTGCGATAGCCACGGGAAAGTTTGAGAGTTAGCAGGGTTGATCAGAAAAGTCTTGATATCGAATGGGGAACTGTTTCCTACTTGTACTGGTGTTACAACATCTCCTAGGTATTCTTGAAATCGAACCGTTATGCCTCCGGCGCCACTCTTGTTGTCGATTATAGGCATGTTATTTCCTAGGAGTACATTCTTCTTCACTTTGTAATCGCCTAGTCCACTGACTAGTCCCATGACGGCTTTCTCGCCTAATGATCCTACAAAGTTAGAATGTGTTCATGGGTGAGGCAGATCGCGCTAAAGCGCTCACGTTGGGGCTCCGCCCCAAGCCCCTGGCCTTGGCGGCCGGCCCAAGGCCTAGTTTGGCCCTTCGGGCACGACTCGTCGGTTCTAACGGTTTTTCCGTTAAAAGCGGGCGAGCCTCCGGCGGCCCTCCGGGGGCCCTCCCGGGGGGCCCTCCCGGGGGGCCCTCCGGGGGCGCCTGGCGGCGGGCCACTCCCGGTGGGCCTGGGGGCCCTAGGGAGTTGGTGCGTTGCATACCTAAGAATCCTCCCGCTTTTGAGCCAACCCATGAGCCAATAGCTGCTCCAGTTCCTGTTGTTCCAAAATAATCACCTCTACCTCGCATTCCCTTTCGGGCTCTTCTTCGGCGAATAGGTCTACTAGCAGCTCGGTAAGCTCCTCGACCAGTAAATCGTCTTCGATAGTATCGGGCTTTCCAGTACTGATCAGGAGCGAGACCTTTCTTGATTCGATAATAAGCTGGGTATTGCCCAGACATCGCTTGCGCTTGAGGGATGTACTCTTTTCTGTCTTGTCGTTTGATACCTCGATCACGTCCAGCTCGGATTGTTCCTGCGTTTGGACGCTTTTTTGACATTCGACACGAGCAAGAAACGTGTTTTGGAACACGTGAGGCAAAATGTGTACTTTTTCAAGGTCCTGACGGTTTATCCGTTGGATCCGTTGGGGCAGGTTTTCCTGGAAAACTGGGTCCAGCAGGTTCTGCTGGTATTGGACCTTCCACACGTGCGGGTCCGACGGTTCCAGGTCCAACGGTCTGAGGTAATAATGGTTACTCAGACCGTTTTGTCGGAATACCTACACAAGTTTCTGGACTTGTGAGGCGAGGGCCTGATAACCATATTTCTGAAACTGGGGGGGTTTCATTGAAGCGGCTTCGCCGGGGTTATGGTTATTAATGGTATTATCTGCATGTCACGGTGGGGTTATGGTATAAAGAGGGAGTAGCGGCCAGGGGCCAGGCCAGCCAGGGGCCAGCCAGCCATGGCAGGCCAGGGGCCAGCCAGGCGCACTCCCTTTTATTACTATAGACGCAGTTGGGTGCGTAGCGAACCCCCCCCCCCCACCATCCTTAACCCGGAGTGTCACGGTGGGGTTATAGTTAAGGGGAACCCTACCGCTGCGCGGAAAAAGATATGTCACTGTGGTGGTGATAGGTGGGTGGGGTTATAGGTAGGTTAGGTAGTATAAGTTTAAGGATTGGATGGCAATCCAATCCTCAGGCGGCCAGATCGCTGTTTTATACTATGGTTATTTTTATGGAAAATAATAAAAAAAAAAAAAAAATTTATGAAATTTTCGGGTCAATGCATTTTTCGGGGCGGCCCTGAAAAATTGATTTTGGGCTTTTGGATCCGCATCCTCATATTTTCGGATGAGCCAAGACCCTAC